GTTCTTGCCCGGCCTGCTTTGCTTTGTTCAACACCTCCGCCGCCTTCTTGATCTGATCTTCGGCAATCTTGTTGAAGCGTGCATAACGCAGCCATTCCTGACCGGAGCGCGAAGTCAGATCGATCTCTTTTTGTTTCGCCTCATTGAGGACCTCTGTTTCGCGTTTCACGGCCTCATAGGCGTCACGGCCCAACAACAAGGATGCGGCAAGTTTCTGATTCCCGGCGAAGTGTAATTTTTCGGTCTCAATCAGCTTGCGCATCTTAATGGCGTTCAATTCGGCGTTCTTGCCGTTGCTGTCGAGTTGCTTGGTCAGGTTCTCCAATTCTCGTGCCGCCTTTTCCGTGTCGCCGCCGAAGCTCTGATAAACCAATGCCGCAACGCCGACCGCGACCGCGATCTTGGCGAGCAGCCCCAGCGCTGTGCGGCTCATGATCGCCTCAAGAATGAGTCCGGCTTTGCCGGCCGCCAACAGCGCCTGCGCAAATTTGACAACCGCGGCACCTGCCGCGATGAAATAGCCGGCCGCACCGAGTGCGATCAGCCCGGCCAAAGTCGCCGCAATCTCGCGCAAATAACGTCCGACCAGAGCGGCGGCGGCGGCAAGCCCCCGAATTGAGGCGCCAACGAGCCGCCCGAAATTCTCGCCTGCAATGCGCGCGGATTCGATGTTTTCCTTCGTGATCTGGAACGAGCCTGCAAGCTCTACAACAACCCCCCGCGCAAAACCGACATCGAAGGCTCGCTTGAAGATATCCAGGCGGTCGCCCACCGCGTCGAGATGCCTGACAAGCTTTTCCTCCAATATGAGTCCGAGCGCGAGCACTCGCGCCTTCATGGCATTGAAGCCGGAAATTCCGTCGCCCAGGACATTGACCATGGCGACACCGGCGCGCCCGAAGGCAACGGTGGCCAGCCGCGCACGATCCGTCGCATTGGAGGTTTTCGCCATCTTGTCGAGATAGAGTGCCAGCGCGTCGCCGGTGCTCTTGGCATTCATGATCTGGAGCAGGAACGCCTTGTCGGTGTCCTTCAATCCCTCGACCATCTTGCCGGTGCCGGCGCGGGCCTCGCCGATCGTCTTGGCAAAGAATTGCAATGCGGTGGTCGTCTTTTCGATCTTCACGCCGGAGATCGCAGCGATCAACTGAAATTGCTGGAATTCCTGCGTCGTCAACCCGACCGAATCCGCCGAGTCGGAGATCATCGATCCGAAGTCAACCGCCTTCTTCGCAAATTCCGTGAATTGCCGCACGGCAAGCGCACCCACTAACACGGTTGCACCGGCCCGCAATTGTCCGAATGCCCGTTGCACCCCGGCGGTCGCGCGCTCCACCTGGCGCATCGACTGGTTCATCCTTGCGGTATTGCTCGCGACCGCATCGGCTGACTTCTTCATGTCGCGCATGAACGCCGCGGATTGCAGCGTCAGGTCGGCATGCATGGAGCCTATTTTTGCCATCGATCATTTCCCCGCAAGACGCAGTGCCGCATCTTCGATACCCTTCGCCAACACCTTGCCCATCTCATCGAGCGCTTCACCGGCCTTCGCATCCATCGCCGGGCGTATGAATGGATGCGCCGCCTGTTTGCGGGTGCCGAATTCCTCGAAGTGCGCCCTGGCGCTGGTCGGCGGACGCACGCCGATCGATGCCGTGCGCTCATGTTGCTGGCTGGTACGCCGACGCTCAACCGTCGACGTTATCGCGCGCTCAAGCTTGCGGGTGCGCTTGCGCACCAGGCGCTTGGCTTCCTTGACGATCGGCTTGGTTCCGGCCAGTACGGCCTTGTCGCCGACCTTGTTTGCAAGCTCCGGCCCCAATGCTCGCAGCAACCGCTCCATTTCCTTGGCGCCCTTGATCTCGAACTTGATCATGCTTCGGCAGCCTTGGCTTTCTTCTTGATCCTTCCCGCAAAGACAACTTCGAAGGCCGCCTTCAACACCTTCGGGTCGGCGATCTTCGGCTGTTTTGCGTTCGATCCGCGCTTGACGCGCGGGACAAAATCCATCGGCGAGACCGCCTTCGATTTCTTCGGATCGCGATACACATTCAAAATTGCCGCCGCCGGTATCCCCGCCCAATAGAATTCTGCGTGCGATCCCCACGGCTCAAGATCGTAGAACTCACGCCATTCCGCCAATTCCTTTGCGGACAGCGCTTGTCCCAGTTCCGCGACCGTCCTGCCGAGGGCGAGGGCGAGACGGAAGAGGAATTGCCTTAGGGGATCGCGGGCAAGTTTCCCTCGTCACCCGCCAAACCGTTGAGGCGCATCGCAACCGTTGCGAGCTTCTGAAAGATATCGCCGCGGCCGGCACGCAGCACTTTCACATCGTCATCGGTCAACAATCGTTTGCCGTCCTTATCGACCACGCAATTCAAGACCATCTTGAACGCCAGCTCGGCTTGGTCGATATCGATCTCTCCCGGCTTGACGCCCGGCTTGGTCATCGATTGCTGCAATGCCATGGCGGCGTCCGCCGACATTCCGCAGACGATTACTTTGCCGCCGACCTGCGGAAGATCGACGACCTCGCTCGGCAGTTTTCCCACCGAAGCCAGCAGTTGTTCGCGATTCAAGAACTCCGACATGACTTGACCTATACTTCAGTCAGCAGCGATTGCGGCTTCAGCGTGATCGTCATCGGCACATCCGCATCGAGCGGGGCGCCGATCTCGACGCTGACCAGCGCCGAGAACTCATAGATCGTTTCCGGCGATGTCGGAATGACGGCCTGGAAGTTTCTGGTCGTCCCGTTGGTGTGGTCGGCGACCAGCGCCGCATGCGTCGCATCGTCGGGATCGAAGAATCCTTCCGCTGTGATCTCCGGCATGTCGGGCAGACCGAACTTGTGCTTGCGCGTGTCCGTGTTCGACAGATCGGTGACATCGCGCAACGGCGCGCCCGACCCGATCGGCAGCGGCGTGACGCTTGTGATCCGCGGAATTGCCGTGAAGACCTCGCTGGAGGCACCATCGCCGCGCTTGAGCGAAGTGCCTTGGGTATCGACGAGATTGCTCATTTCGTTTTTCTCCGCTCAGACGTTATGGTGAGCCACGATGAAATCGTGCAGCACGCCGTACACCCCGGACGATCCGACTTCGCCGGCCTCTTCCTCGTTCACATCCATTTCGTTTTCGAGATGGACGTGCGTGACCTTCGTTGTTCCGATCGTGCCGGCAAATCCGTTGATGCGGACCTTGACCGCCTTCGCAAGCACCTTGGTCTGCACATAGGATTCGGACCAGCAATTGATTGTGATGCGCGCGCGTTCCTTGCCGCCGGGACCGGACAGGTCGCGGTTTTCGACCACGCTTGCGAGATAGTAGGAGATCGCCGGATACACGACGTTCTGCGGCAGCACGCGCGCATACATGCGGTTGCCGACCAGCGACATGACTGTTTCGTCCAGCAAGATGTAACCGCGAAGATCGGTCTCGACGCTCACGCGGCAATCTCCGCACGCCGCGCCGCCATGATGCGCAAGCCGTCACGGCGCCCGACCTCAACGACCTCGATCACGTCATAGATTGTATCGACCGCGGGCGACTGCGCATTCTGATCTGACGGCGGCGGATAGAGGATGCGATCGAGCGGGCTTACGTCCGCCACCGTTTCCGACCAGCGCATTGTAAACGTGGTCTGCTGGCGCGCGATCACCTGTTGCGCGGCGAATCTTTCCTCGCCGCGTACTGGAGCCACGAACGCCGGCCGGCGATGTGCAATCGCCGTCCAGGTCGCTATCTCCTGACCGGATTCATCCTGCGTCACGGTCTTGCGTTGGATCGTAACGCGGCGGTCAAGACGGCGCATGATCGATCACGATACCCGTTGATTACGCTGAGCGGGCCAAGATGCCGATCTGATAGGTCACGCCGGTGCCCGCACCCGAGTTGGCGATCTTGAGGTCGTCGGTCGATCCGGCGCCGACCGTCAACAGGCCGGCGGCATTGGGCGCGGCGACAAAGAAGAAGCCGCCGGGCTTGAACGAGAATGTCGGATTGGTGCCGGCGAACAGCGGGATGGGCGCGGTCGCATCGCCGACCACCACATTGTTGGTATTGGCCGCGCTGGCGATGATCAAGATCGCAACGACTTCCGCCGCCGCGACTACAGTGCCGAAGGCATCCGTCAGCACCCCGGCCAAGTCCAGGTCTTCCGAGCTGGACGCGCCGACGGTGCGCTCGTCGGTCCATAGGATGTCGGCCTGATTGGCCCCAACCCCATCGGCCAACGAGATGATCTTCTCCAGCGTCGGATTGAACGACGGCCCCCCGAAGTCGCTGGCGCCGGTCTGCAACGCAGACATTTTCGCAGTAAGCGTCGCACGGATGCCCATGACACGTTCCTTTCATGGCAGAGAGAGATTCGATTACCGATTAGAACCTGGTACGGCGGACGATTGCAGTGAGAGCGTCGACCGCCATCGGCATTGTCTGGGTATTGACGCCGACGACAACCGCAGATGGATTGTCGTACCAATGTCGCACCAGCAGGAACACGATCTGCCGGATGACGGCATATTGGTGATCGGTCGCTGCGTGACCGGCGACATAGGTCGCTCGCACGGCGGGCGCCTCGGTATGGATCGACGGAAACGAAAAGGTATCGAGGAACTTCACATAGGAGCCGAGATCGTCGGTCAGCAGCACATAGTTCGACGAACCGACTGTCTGTTCAACATCGTTGTCATCGTCGTATTTGACGCTCGTAATCGAGGTGACCGGAAACAACGGCAGTCGCAGAATTCTCTCGAAGCAATCGAAATCCTGCCGCCATGTTTGCGTAACGATGCATCGCCCGAGCACGCCTGTCCAGCCGTCGAGATAGCCGACCGCGGCATTGATCAATCCCGTGATCAGGGCGTCGTTGTCGGTCTCGTCTGACGGAATATCGAGTTGCGCCTTCGCTTCGGCAAGCGTGACGGGAGTTGTCGCGGGCGCTGTGATCAGGACGGGGCGGTACATCGATCAGCGCCGATCCTTGCGGCGGTCGCGTTGCGGAATGGTATCGGTCGCCGTCCTGTTCTCCGATGGAGCTTGCATCATCTTGTTGGCCGGCGCCGCCTGTTCCGCAGGCGGCACGGCAAATCCCGGCAATGCCTTTTGCGCCTTCGGCGATTCCAGCAGGCCGGCGTTTGTCAACCCCGGCACAAGATCGTCGCGGACCTCGTGCGAACCGGGCGACAGTATGACGACATGTTGTCCGTCATGTGCGTAGGGAAACGATTTCAGGACGGTCACGAGCATGGTCACACCAGCAGGAAATGGAACGTGCCGAACTTGGCATTGCCGCCGGAGGCGACGACGATCTTGATGCGGTCGTTGACGATGGCGATCTTATCCTGAACGGCAACGCCGCCGCCGGCATAGAGCGAGGCCGCACCATCCGTGCCATGCGTCGCCTGCCGCGGCGCGCGGGTAGCGGAAGCATTGA